GCATTTCCTACCACTAATGCTACTGCTGAATTACCAGCGGTAAATCAAATATTGCAGACGGTTGGTCAAGCACCTGTAACGACTCTCGATCAAACCAACCCAGACGTTGCGATTGCATACGATACTCTGTTACAGGTGTCAAGGGAAGTCCAAGCAGAAGGCTGGACATTTAATAAAGAATTTAATTATCCGTTCACACCAGAGAATAATGAGATAGTAATACCTAGTAATGTTTTACAAATAGATTTAGCTAGAGATGAATCCAGCAGTAGAGATTACGACGTAGTAAGAAGAAACGGAAAACTATATGACAGGCGTAAGCATAGCTTTACATGGACTACTGAAATGAAGTGTGATGTAGTGTGGCTATTTGACTGGGTTGATTTACCTCGTCCAATACAAGACTACATAGTTTCTCGAGCTGCTTGTTTTACTGTAAGCAGAATTGTTGGTGACGCTAACTTATACAGAATGTGTCAAGAAAAAGAACAATACATGAGAGCACAAGCTTTGGAATACGAATGTAACCAAGGTGAATTTACTTTCTTTGGACATGGAAAAGACGGTAATAAATATATAAGTTATGAACCATTTCATGCACTACAAAGATAATGCCTAATGTTACACAAACAATTACAAACTATCTAGGTGGCGTATCTCGTCAACCTGATACAAAGAAAATGCCGGGACAAGTAGTTGATGCTATCAATGCTTATCCTGACCCTACCTTTGGTTTAACAAAAAGACCCGGGTTTAAATTTCTCAAAAATTTAGGAAACGAGAATATATATGCCAATGCTAAATGGTTCTACATACACAGAGATGGAGACGAGAAGTATATAGGTTGTATTAAAGGTACAGCTATTTATATATGGAACGCTACGTCAGGTGTAGCAGCAACAATTACATATACTGGTTCAGCTAATACCAACTATTTAACAGGTACTACAGCTAATGACTACGATGTCTTAACTGTACAAGATACGACTTTAATTACTAATAAAACTAAGACAGTTACTACACAAGCTGCACCATCATTTACTGCTAATAAACTTGGTACTGTAAGACTTCGTGCTGTTACTGTAGCCACTACTTACAGCGTTACAGTTAATGGTTCTACAGTTACTTATACAACACCGAATGATTCAGCTAGTGCTGATACAATTCTGACAAGTTTAAAAAATAGTATTGATGGTTTAAGTATTTCTGGACTAACTGTAACCAGACTAGATACTACACTAGAACTTAGTCGTACCAGTGCATTTACCTTATCTGGTAAAGGTGGTATGGATAACGAAAGATTAGAAACATTTCAAAACCAAGTTGCTAATGTAACTCAGTTACCAGATAGATCTTTAAACCACAGAATTGTTAAAGTTTTAAATACTGCAAGTAGTGATGATACTTACTACGCCAGATTTAAAGCTGACAATGGTACATCAGGTGTAGGTTACTGGGAAGAATTTATAGCTCCAGATGTATCTCCCGGATTAACTGCATCAACCATGCCACATGAGTTAATTAATACAGGAACAAACGCATTTACATTTAGAGAAGCTACTTATACTGCACGTCTAGTTGGTGATGATACAACTAACTCACACCCTAGTTTTGTAGGTAAGAAGATACAACAAGCATTCTTCCATAGTAGTCGTCTTGGTTTCTTGGTTGACGATAATGTTTCTCTTAGCCAAGCTAACGAGTTCTTTAATTTCTACCATGTATCTGCCAGAACACAGATAGCTTCTGACCCAGTTGATCTAAGTACATCTAGTATTAGACCAACACTTTTAACAGGTGTTCTACCAACTGCACAGGGTTTGATCTTATTTAGTAAGAACCAGCAGTTTTTAATGTATGCACCTAACGGTTTATTTACACCTACTACAACTATTATTCGTGGTATCTCTAACTATGAGATGGACATCAATATAGATCCTGTAGACAATGGTAGTACTATAAATTTTTTAAGTAAGACTCCCGGTTACACACGTATCTACCAGATGCGTACAGCTGGACAAGAAATGAACCCAACTGTTTTAGACATTGGAAGAGTAGTTTCGGAATATATACCAAGTACAATTACTGATTTAGTAGCTAGTCCACAGAACAGCTTTATTGCTATGTGGGGTACTACAAAACCAGACGTTTATTTCTATAGAACATATAGTGATGGACAGCAAGAAGTAATGCAAGCTTGGTTTAAGTGGCAGTTACCGGGACATGTACAGACTATAGCTGTAGACTCTGACGTTCTTTATGCAGTAACTATGCAAGGTGGACAATACACTCTATGCAGTGCCAGTCTTAACCAGACTCCAGAAGAAACAATTCTTGTTAATGCTGATGGAGAAAAGATGAACCCTTGTATGGATTTATATGCAACAGCGAGTTCTGTTGTCTATGACCAAACAGATCCAGTTAACCCATTTAGTAAATGTTATATACCTTTTAATAATGTAAACACTTTGTCCCCAGTTCTTGTAATTGGTAGTGCTGCTAGTGATTTAGATAACCCTACTTTTGTGGAATCTGGATTTACTATCACACCTACTATTGCTACAGATGGCACAGGAACCTACTACAAAGTACCTTTTAAAAACTTAACGAGTGTAGCCAGTAAAGTTATTGTTGGTTTTAAATATACATTCGACGTTCAACTACCTACTACTTATTACAAACTAGATCCTAACGGAGTACAAACAGATTACACAGCTAGTCTGACCGTAGCAAGAATGAAATTTTCTACAGGTTTGTCTGGGATATTAGGTTTTAAATTAAAACGAAATGGTGCTGCTGAATATAACGATGTGCAGCCTATACCACTAGCTAATTTCTATTTAGCTAATGACGTACCTCTGGCAAACCAGACGGTTGTAACAGTACCTATTCACCAACGCAATACAAACTTTGAGTTAAAAGTTTTTAGCGATTCACCATTCCCTGTCTCATTGGCGTCAATGATGTGGGAAGGATATTATTCACCACGTTTCTACAGGAGAGCATAAATGAGTGGAGGTCGAAGTCAACAAAACAGAATTATTGATCATCAAAATGAACAGATCCGTAAACAATACGAAATGGATCTCAAAAATTATGAGTTTCAATATGGTTTAAAAAAAGATGCTGATGGCAATTTTGTACAACTTTTTGATGATGATGGATCAAAATCTGGTGTATTAAATAATCAATACGAGTATCAAGTTGAATCTTTAAATTTAAGAAAACAAGCTGATCAAGAAACTAGAGATTATCAAGAAGAGACTGCCAACCAAAACTGGGAACAAGGCAAGTCCATGCAGCAGTACCAGTGGGATCAAGAAGATAGATTATTTAGAAAGAATGCTGACCAATATACTGATCAATTAAGTTTCAATGAACTTGAATATCAAGATTCTTTAGCTAGAGAAAAAGAAGTTTTAAATGAAAGATTTATTGAAGCAGCTTTTCAAAATCAAGGTATTATTCAAGATTTATATGAAGCTACCGGTACAGCTGGTTTTAATAAAACACAAGCTAAACTAAATCTTCTTAATAGAGAAAATACTATTGAGTACCAAAAACAAAAACAACTAACCAATTTAAAACAAAGCACTAAGGGTGCTGGTTTTGCTACAGCTGGTAAGCAATTAGATATTTTAGATGGAAGAGGTAAAGGAAAATTTCAAACAGCTTCACAATATTTAGATTTAGCTTCCAAAGAAGCAAAAAATAGATTTGCAAAAGAGCGTCTTAACTTAGATACTAAAACCCAAACTCAAGCATTAGAGTTTCAAAATGAAATGCTTAGAAGGGAAAGTAATAAAGCATCTTTAGATACAGCTAAACAAATAGAAGATCAAGCAATACAAGCATTGCAAGCAAGTGGTCAAGCACAACTTACACAATCTGGTAGATCACAAGGTAAAGCTGTACAGGGAATTTTAGCTGAACTAGGTAGACAGAATAACTATTTAGCTGAAGCTCTTATAAGAGGTCAAGATGTTGCCGGTGCAAGAATGAAGCAAAACAGAATAAATGCTTTAAATACTGTACAAAGAGCAGCTTTAGCTGAACAACAAATTAACTTTAGTACTATTGAAAACGTTACTAAAGCAATGCTTAATGTTGGAGAAATTAACCGAGGTTTAAAATTTAGTGATGCTAGAGGTCAAATTAGTCTTGACGAAATACAACAAGGCGTCATGAATAATGTTGAGAATGCAAGTCTTGATGTACGTAAATTAGAAGATGAACTTACAGCTGCACAAACTGATACTGGATTAAGTCTTAAGAAAATGGAATTTGATTTAGACATGCTTGGTTCAAGATTTAAAACAAATCAAGACATACTTAAGACACAACTAGAAAGTGCTGTAAAAACTTCTGAAATGAATATGAAGGATATATACAGAGCTAAAACACAAGCAGACCTTAACGCTGAAGCAAGAAGAATGTTAGATCCTTCTGAAGGTAGAAACTTAGTAGATCTAGAAAACTTTAGACCTATTGAATTACCTGATGCTATATATCAAGATCCAATGGCTCCAGAAGTTGGACCACCTCCAATAAAAGGTGCAACACAATCTCCTATATCATTTGGACAAGCTCTACCCGGAGCTGCATTAGGAGGTCTTACTGCTGGATTAGGGACATATGCTGCTATGTCATCTGCTGGTTTAACTGCTGCTAAAGGAGCTACAGGATTAATGTCAGCTGGACCATTAGGACTTGCAGTTGGTTTAGGCACAATGTTTATGGGATTATTTTAACAATTAAATACTATGAGGAATTTATCTTTTTCTGGGTACGCCCAAAAAAAAGGTTTTGACCCAAATCAGGTTCCCGACGAAACTTGGAAGATACAAGATGAAACCGAACGAACCCTACGTGGGATGCGTGAAGTACGTAATCAGAACCAACAAAATAGAAGTGAAGTATTAGACTCACTAAAAGAAAACAATAGAAAAGAAGAGCAACAACGAGATCTAAATTTTAACTTAGCTCAAGAGTTTAAGAAGGCTTATCATGATGCTGAGATGCAACATTATAAGACTAGAATTTTAGATCAAGATGTAAAGATAAGAGAAGCACAAGCTAATTACGAAAGATTTGAAAAGTTAAAAGATCTAGCACCTAAAGCTCTACAAGCGTATGGTAAATTTCAAAATCAAAGATTTGAAAGCATTATAAAAAAAGGTGCTCAATTAAATCGTAATTTTGAAGAGTTAGTAGGTCCAGAAAATTATCAAAGATTTATAGATTTATCTCATCAAGGTTTCACAGTTAAAGAAATCATGAGAGAGAAGATGCCTAATTTTAGGCAACTTACTAAAGATTTTAATTTCTTTGAATTAAGAGCTATTCAGCATGACATTGTGGATAAACATATGTTTAACACATTAAGACCCGGCTGGATAAAATATGCTAATACTGAAAAGATAAACGGTCTCACATACAACGAAAGGAAAAAAGATCCTAACGCTACACCAGAAGAATTAGCAACTTACTTTACTCAATACCGAAATCAATACGAAGATAGTTTTGCTTTTACTAGAGGAGAAGACGGACAACTTAGAAGAAAGTTTGGTGATGAATTTATTGCCAACACTGTCAGAAAAAAGTTAGATGAATATGAGTTTGAACTTAGAGCTGGAATAAATACACATGTAGAAGAAAACCTACAACGTGAAGAACTTGAAAATGAAGCTAAATCTTATAGGTTGATGGCAACAGAAAGTCCAGACTATTATTTTCAAGAGCACCTTCCAAAAATACAACAAAAAGAAGGAAGTTTAAATACATTTTTTCATCATCTACAAGGTGGTGTTGAAAAGAATTTAAGTGGTAAATTTACTCCAGAACTTATAGCTGATATAAAAGATATTCCTTTAACAGTAGATGGTGGAACAACTACTGTTGGTCAAAAGTTTTGGAAACGGTTTGTACCTATTGATAAGGCTTTAAAAGCAAGAGTTGATCAAGATTTAGCAAATGATAAAGCACATGCTATTAATACATTTAATAGATATCGACAAAAAATCTTTGAAATTGAAAACGCATATCAAAGCAAAGATGGATTACCTGTAGATGGGTTTGAAGTTACTCCTAGTCTTTATAAAAAGTTTATAGAGGAAATGAAAACTCAAGATGGTATATCTGATTATTATTTTGAAAATACTAAAGAAGGTAGAGCTTTACTTGATGGTGCTAATAGATCAATTGAAGAATATAATGCTGACAAATGGAGAGCATGGGGCAATTTAAAAATAGCTCAGAATGGAAAACTTACATTACAAGAAATTTCCGCAGTACATAATGTTCAAGTAAAACAAGAATTATTTAGTAAAACAGTTGAAGGCTTTGGACTTGATCCACAGTCCTACAACACCATGGTAAAAGATGCGTTAGAGAAAAAAATTAAAGCTTTTACAGGTGTTAAAAAGACTGATGAAATACTTTCTACTCAACTTGATGAAGTTATTGACCAAGGAATAAGTAATTATTTTGGTGAGTTTTTCTTTGATTACATGGCAAAAAACGTACCTGTTGAAAATGGTCAAGCAATCGTTAAACCAGACGAAGTAGCTCGTGCAGCTATACAGGAATACGTCAACACTAGGATGAGTAAAGACGGTGGTTTTTATGAAGTCTACGGTGTAGGTGTAGATGCTCGTTTTGCAATAATTGATAAGGTATATGAAGCAACAGCAAAAAGAAGAATACAACATATGCTTCCTACTGATTCTTCAATGATTTACGATCAAGACTTTTTAACAGAAAGCATGGATAAACAAATTATTGATGCTGTAAAGAAGGGAAAAACAATCCCTCAAGTTGTATACGATATGCACAAAGCTGTTAATGGAAGGTTAAATCATATAGAAATTATTAATGCCAGATTAGTAGCTAGAGGACAAAAACCTATTGAATATGTAGGTGCTCAACTTCTTCATAAACATGTTCATTCAAACTTTAAAAAACAAATGAACAACCTTCCTTCTTTAGGAAAGACTTTTAATTCTTTAAAAAATACAGCTAATTTAGAAGGTAATGAAGATCAAACAGCTCCCGCTATTCTTGAAGCGTTAATGATAGATAAAGAAATTGGTGGTAATTATGATGTAAGCAGGGCTGTACGCACACCAAATGGTATTAAAGAAATTGACTTAGGTGGTATTACTGTTGAACAAATCTTTAGTCAAATGCACTCTGGTCAAATACAAACTGTCAGTGGATTTAGTTTAGATAAAGAAGATTTACGTAGACAATTAGTCAAAGGAAATATAGATAGAAATACTTTGTTATCTAAAGATGTTCTGTATAAAATTGCTAAAGAAAAACTTTATGCAGATACTACCGTTTTATATGCAAAAGGAGTAGATGAACCTATTCCCGGAAATGGTAAGGCAAATGTTTTACCGTTTAATTATGGACAAAAACAAAGAAGGAAAAAAAGAACTATATCTAAAGAGCAACACGAAAAAAACGTAAAAGCATTTAGTAAATTTGCTACAGATGCTGTAGTTGCTGCACAAACTTTACCTGATCAAGCATTATCTCTTACTGGTAAATTTATAGTCGACAAAATAAAAGCTATTGCCACTGCTGAACGTCAACCACAAGATTGGCAAAAGAGAATAAAAGCTAGAAGATCTCAGAATATAACTCAGGATAAATTGGTTGAAGAAACTACTGATATTCTTATTAGAGCAGAACTTGCAAAAGAAGGAATTAATGTTGACGATTTAGACCCAGCAATCAAAGAAAGACTGTATTCAAAATTTAAATAATGAACTCATATCAATATAGTTTGTTCGATGATGCTTCACGGAAACTTAAAGAAGAGCAACAACAACAAACTGAACAAGGAGTAGAACTTCAAGAAGAATCTACTGAAACTAAAGATCCAAAACAATTTGGATTAAAAGATAACATAAAAGAAGTTGGTGATGCCATTGTTGGTGGTGGTGTAGATATTTATAACAGTATTGCTTCCTTACCTAAGTTATTAGATAAAGATTTTTACAAACCAACTGACCCTAATAATCCATATAAATATGATGCTCCTTGGTTAATTAAGAATGCACCTATTACTGAAACAAGATGGGGTAAATTTTTAAGAACTGGTATTGAATTTGTTGGAGGTACAGTTGGTGCTGGAAAACTTATGTGGGGAGCTAAAGGATTAAAAGGAATAGCAGCAGCTGCAAAACTTAGCAGAGGTGGACGTATTGGTATGTCCGCAGTATCTGGTGCTACTTATGATCTAATAAGTAACCAATCTCAAGAATCAAATTTAACTAGAGTTTTAGTTGATACCTTTCCTAACAAAGCTGGAATCTTAGAACCTTTAGCTACAAAGGAAACTATGTCTCCAGCAATGAAAGCCTTTTACAACATGGGAGAAGGATTAGGTATTGGTGGATTAATGGATGTTGCTTTTGAAGCTGCTGGTTGGGGTGTCCGTGCTTATTCAACAAGTGCTAAGAAAACACAGAAAGCTATTACTGGCAATAAAGATGAACTAATTAAAGCTTTAGATGATAGTTCAGATATAGACTATTTAGCTAAAGAATCTGCTGTACTTAAAGGTGCTAGACAGGTATATGAAAAAGCGGTTTATCGTAGATACACTAACGATTTAAAAAAACTAGGTAAAGATAATCCACTTCCTAAAGATCAATTTCTAAAAAAAAATAAAAGTTGGGAAAGGTTAGCTCCAGAAGTACAGCAACAAAAGATGAATGAGTTTGCTGAGAAGAATGAAATCGAATGGGGCGAGTATAGAGATTTAACGAGTAGAGCAAGAAAGCAAGGTGAAGCTAATGTTGATTTACAAGAAGAACAACTTGAATTTGATTTAGCTACAGGTGGTGCTAGAAATAATCCAGCTTATTACAAAGGTGGTGATATTACTGATAACCAAGCATTAAGCACTACAGATAATCCTGTTGAAGGCGTTAGGGATATGATTGAAATCCGTAACAATCCTACTCAAAAGTATGGTGCTCCTAGAGGTACTATGACTGAAGCAAATATCCGTAGGACTGAATACACAGCTCCGGGTGTAATGCTTGAGGAAATAAATTCTCTTAGTAAAACCTTACAAGCTAGTCCAGCTTTTCAAAGACTTTCCAGCAAAGTTACTGATGATGCTTTAGATCGTGATTTTAAAAGAGCTACTGTAGATCTACTTAAATTTATGGATGACTCAGGTCATTCCAGATTAATGGATATTCCTGAGCAAGATGTTCTTAACTATATAGGAGATCCACGAGCTGCTACTGAATTAGCTGATGGAGAAGTTCTTCATTATTTAAGTCCAGTTCAATTAAAGTCAATGGATTTAATTAGAGGTCAGTTAGCATATGAAGCTCGAGATTTAGCTATTCTT